CAAATCCTGTTCCACTTCCAGGAGTATAATATTCCGACCGATAACCTGACGCTGATCATGCAGCCGGTGCTGGCGACTTCGATCGGCACCATGCTGACAACTTTGGGCGTGGTGGCGTTCCCGAATGTCAATGGCAATGGCGGCAATATCCTCGGCATCACGGTGTTGACCTCGAATAACTCACCGGCCGGGCAAGTCACCGCAATCCATCCACCGTCGGTGTTTGTGGCGGACGAGGGCGGATTGCAAATCGATGTGTCACGCGAGGCATCGGTTGAACTGGATTCGGCACCTGCGGCCGGCAACTACCACCTGGTCTCGGCATTCCAGAACAATTTGGTGTTCGTGCGTGCCGAGCGTTACATCACATGGATGCGTGGTCGAGACAAAGGCGTGTTTTATATGACAAACGCTGCCTACGGTGGGGCGGTGACCGGATGATGATGCGCGCATTGAAGTCGTTCGATTATAACCACCGCAAGCTTGCGGCAGGCCAAATATTCGAGCCGCTTTCAGACGCGCATCGCATGGTGTTGTCCGCGGCCAAGCTGGCTGCGGAGAGTGATGATGTGGTGCCGGTGCGCAAAAAACAGCGCTACCGGCATCGCAAACTCGAGGCCGAGAAAGGATGAGAATCCTCGGCTTCGAGGTTTCCGTGCGCAAGCAGTCGCCCATGCTGCCGACCAACATCTATGACCGCGGCTGGTGGCCGATCGTGCGCGAGCCATTTGCCGGAGCTTGGCAGCGTAATCAACCGCTGAGCATGGAGAATCCGCTGCAGAACGCGACGCTTTATCGTTGCGTCGCCATGATTTCAGCCGATATCGCCAAGATGCGGCTCAAGCTGATGCAGCCGGTCGATCAGGTATGGCAGGAGACTACGGCAAGCGCTTTCTCAACCGTCCTCAATAAGCCAAATCGCTATCAGACCCGCATTCAATTCTTTGAAAGCTGGATGATCTCCAAACTGCGGGCCGGCAACGCTTACGTTCTCAAGGAACGCGACAATCGCAACGTCGTCAGCGCGCTGCACGTGCTCGATCCCAATCGCGTCAAGCCGATGGAGGCATTGGACGGATCGTTATTCTACGATCTCAATACCGATCACCTGGCCGGTATTACCGAAGAACATGTCGTGATTCCGGCCAGTGAGATCATGCACGACCGCATCAATTGCCTGTTCCATAAGATGGTCGGCATGTCGCCGCTTTATTCCACGGCCGCGCCTGCTGCACGCGGGCTGTCGATTGAACAGTTTTCGGCAATGTTTTTCGGCAATGCGGCGCGACCTTCCGGCATCCTGACGGCGCCCGGCAACATCGATGAGGCCACCGCAGCGCGGTTGGAGAACAACTGGCATAACAATTATACTGGCATCAATCAGGGCAAGGTGGCGATTCTTGGTAGCGGGCTGACCTGGAATCCGCTGCAACAGAACGCCGTCGATAGCCAATTGATCGAGCAGCTCAAGCACAACAACGAAACGATCTGCACGGCATTCGGCATCCCGGCGTTCATGGTCGGGGCGAAAGATCCGCCGAATTATCAAAACGCTGAACTGCTCGATCTGCAATATTACAAGCAATGTCTGCAAAGTCTGATCGAGCACATCGAACTGATCCTGTCGGAAGGCCTTGGCTTGATCGGTGCCGGCTATCGCGCCGAATTCGACCTGACCGGCTTATTCCGCATGGATTCGCAGACGCAGATCACGGTGCTGGCAGAGGCCGTAAGCAAGGGCATCCTATCGCCCAATGAAGCGCGCAGGGTGCTGGGTTATGTCGATGTAACCGGCGGCGAATCGCCGATGGCGCAGCAGCAAATGTTTACCTTGCAGGCATTGGCCAACCGTGCCAATGCGCCGGCCTTGCCGGCTGCCCCAGCGCCGATGCCGAATCCGACAACGCCAGCACCGACCCCAATCAATCAGCGCGCCTTGCTCGACGCGATCCGCAGGAGCCTAGGCCATGCAACTGCAGCTTGAGGATATGCTCGGGCGAGAAATAGCCGAGATCATCAAGGAACACATTGCGCCTTATAGAGCGATCGTCATTCAACAGGAACAGCGCATAGCTGCGCTCGAGGCGCGTATGCCGGAAAAAGGCGACCGCGGAGAAAACGGACTGCAGGGTCCGCGCGGCGAAAAAGGCGATCGCGGCGATATCGGCTTGCGTGGCGAAGTCGGCATCCCCGGCAAGGATGGCAAAGATGGCAGGGACGGCCTGTCCATTCATGGCGAAAAGGGCGAGCCGGGACCGCCAGGTCCGCCGGGCCAAGACGGCAAGGACGGTGCAGGGCCCTCGCGCGGGCGCCATCGCGGACCATGGAAACATGATGATGATTTCCATCTTGACGACACGGTTTCCTGCGGCGGCAATGGTTGGGTCTGCATGATAGAGGGCGCAAAAGACAAGCCGGGCGACTCCAAGCAATGGCAATTGTTTGTCAGGAAGGGCAGCAACGGCAAGGACGGCGAACGAGGTCCGCCCGGTCCACAGGGGCCGACGGGTAAATATGAGCCATGAGGAAATCACTTTTCACCATCCTCGAACCGACATCGCCGGTCTATGACCTGACCACGGTGGATGCGGTTAATGTCGCGCTCGGCATCCCCGGTAATACCGCCGACGATGCGATCATGGCTGAGAAGATCACGGCGATTTCCAAGATGATCGGTGAATTGTGCGACCGCTATTTCGCTATGCTGACGGTCTCGGAAAGCTTTCGCCTGTCGTTTTATGATCCGACACGCGGGATTAATCTGCGCCAATTTCCGGTCAGCGAACTTAACTCGATCACGGTCGGCGGCAGCATAGCCGACCCTACCGGCTACGAGCTCGACAAGGAGGCCGGTCTACTTTGGTTGGTTCCTGGCATGTGGTCGTGGGCCTATTCGCCGGTCAATAGTCATTGGTCGGGCGAAGTGATTGCGCAATACAGTGGCGGCTATGATTTGCCCGACGATGCGCCGGTATTGCTGTCACAGGCGTGTATCGAGACTTTGCGGTGGCAGCATTTCAGCGGCAACCGCGATCCGTCCATCCGCTCGACGACGCATGGCGATACGACCGTCACATATGGGGATTATTACAATCGCTTCCGCTATGCGTCCGCCGGCAAGGGTGCTGCTGCTCCGGTCAGTTCAATTCTGCCGCCAAACGTCACTGAAATGATCCAGAATTACGCGAGGCTCAACGTTTGAGCTGGCGCGTCGAGCCGTTATGGAAAGGGGATGTTGGCTATATTATCGGCGGCGGCACTTCACTGCTTGAGCAGAATCTTGAGTTGCTCAAGGACAGGAACGTCATCGCCATCAACAGCTCATATGTTGCGGTGCCATGGGCGCAGTATGTGGTGTTTGCCGACATGCGTTGGTTCCTGCATCATCGCAAGGCATTGATGAACTTTGGCGGCAAGATCATCAGTTGCTCGACTTCGGCAACCGGCCCGCCGCAGATCCTGACGATGATCCGCAAGACCACGCCCGGCCTGGCCACCGACACGCATACCTTGATGGTGAAAAATACGACGCTCACCGCGGCGATGAATCTGGCGGTGCATCTGGGCGTGGCAAAGATTGTCCTGCTCGGCATCGACCAGAAGGCCGGGCCGGACGGCAAGATCCATCATCATCCGCCGCACCCATGGAAACCGACGGCAGATTGCTGGCGGCGGCAACAGACCGATCTGCCGAAGGCTGCCGAAGACCTGACGCAGATGAATATCGAATGCGTCAACGCCTCGCCGGGAAGCGCGCTGACGCTTTGGCCGATCGTGCGATTGGAAGACCATGTTGCTGCAGCCGATCCGATCGCATCCATCGCTCGCGTCGCCTGACCGGCGGCTGCACATCCTCGGCATGCAGGGGTTGGGCGATAATATCTATCAACGCGCGTTCATTCATGCGCTTTCGTTGCAGCGGGAAATTTACCTAGAGACTTCGTGGCCGGAATTATATGCGGATCTGCCGATCAAATTTGTCAGGCCAACCGGCGGTTATTCGCGGCTGCGTACGCAGAACAAGAACGTAGCAAGAAGTCGCGTGATCTGGGCACCGCGGCCAACACGCATGCAGGCTATCCGCAATAGTTATCAACGCGCATTCCAGATGGGGCTTTCGATTATTAACGGCATGGAACAATCGTTTGGCATCAAATTGGATCCGGCGCTTTTCGATCTGCCACCATTGCCACCATCACCGATCAAGACAGATAAGCCGATCGCCTTTGTTCGCCCGATCACCGTCAGGAGTGAATGGTTCAACGCGGCGCGCAATCCCGAACCGCAATATATTCTCGATATCGTCGAGGCATTACGGCCGACGCATCACATCGTTTGCGTGGCCGACGTTGCCCATGCCGCCGAGTGGTTCATTGGAGTACCGCCTAAGGGCGACAGCGAGTTCATTCACGGCGAATTGCCGGCGATGGATATGCTGGCGCTACTGGCGACGTCCGACATCATTATCGGCGGCATGGGTTTCATCATCCCGGCGGCGCTCGCCCTCAACAAGCACTGCTTTGTCGTGCTCGGCGGCCAGGGCGGGCATAACGCACCAGGCCGTGTGCTCGATCCGCGGCTCGACTGTTCGCGCATCGGCTTCGCTACCCCGAAGGACTTTTGCCAATGCACGAACATGCGGCACAACTGCAACAAGGCGATCCCCGACCTGATGCAACAGTTCTGCCGTTTCCTCGACCGACGCTTTATGACAGCATCGCCGGCAAACATCTGCAATGGTTCCCCGAGCTTGGCATCGGCTATTTCCCAGTAACGGCATCGCCTTATGACCAGGCGTATTTCGATCGCTTCGCCAAGCAGGCGGACAGTCCGATTGGCCGCAGCCTGATGGCGGGCCGGGTGCGGTTCGTGGCGCAATATCATCGCGGCGAACTGGTAGATGTTGGCATTGGTTGTGGGGCGTTCATCGAAAGACGAAATGCGATTTTTTACCGCTCGACGCTTGGCTTCGACATCAATCCGGCAGGTATTGCTTGGCTGAAGCAACGCGATTTGTGGCGCGATCCTTATACCAACTCGGTGCCAGCCATTTCGATGTGGGATGTGCTCGAACACATGCATGATTTCCGGCCGTTGCTGGCCAATGTGCAGCAGTGGCTGTTCCTGGCGGTGCCGATATTCCGTGATGCCGAGCATGTGCTGCGCTCCAAGCATTACCGCAAAGACGAGCACTGCTGGTACTGGACGCGGAACGGCCTGATCACTGTCATGCGCGGCCTTGGCTTCGTGCTGGCCGGCAGCAGCAACATGGAAATGAGTGCGGGGCGTGAGGACATCGGGGCCTTTGCTTTCAGGAGAAGTTAAGCAATGTTGCACATTGTCGACAGCACGGCGCCGGAACGACACAAGTACGAGGAAATCTGGAGCTACCCGGAATATAAAGTATTTTCGCCCGGCCTGGAGAACGTCGAGCGCTTCATCGAGGTGCTTGAGCCTGTTGTCGGGGCGAGCCTTATCGACATTGGTTGTGGGTCTGGTTGCGCCGGGTTGAAGTTCGCCAGCCTCGGCTTCGACGTTTCGTGGCTCGATCTGACTGACGCCGCGCTTGATCCACAGATCGACCGCAATCGCTTCATGCAGGAAGCGCTATGGGATTATTGGGCTTTGGAAGATAGAAGCCTGTGGGACTATGGCTTTTGCTGCGATGTGATGGAACATCTGCCGCCCGAATATACCATGCTGGCGCTTCACCGCATGTTCGAGGCGTGCCGGACGACATGGCTACAAATTGCCTTGCATGACGACGGATTCGGTAAGTTCATCGGCAAGCCGCTGCATCTGACCGTACAGAATTTCGCATGGTGGCGCGACCGCATCGCGACGCTCGGTGAATTGGTTGAAGCCCGCGACCTGTGCGGAACGGGTCTTTACGTGGTGCAACGATGAGCGGGCGCGGCAGGCACGACGCGGCGCAAACACACGTCACCTTTGATCCGAAGAAAGTCCTCGAAATATCGTTCTCACCCGACTGCAGGGTGAACGTGACAGACAAACAGTTGCTGGCGCAAGTCGCGGAGAATATCCGGCGCGGTCTGCCGCAGGCGATGCCCTACGATCCCAACCCCGACGTGGCCATCCTGGTGGCGGGCGGGCCGTCGCTCAAGACCACCGAGAAGGAGTTGGTCGAGACGATCTGGCGCACCGGCGGCAAGGTGTTCACCGTCAACGGCGCCTATCAATGGTGCATTGATCATAATATTCGGGTGCATGCCGCGGTGGTCATGGATGCGCGCGAATTCAATGCACGGTTTGTCGAAACCCCGGTGCATGACTGCCATTATCTGCTGGCCTCGCAGTGCCATCCAAAGACATTCGAGATGTGTCGCGACCGCATTGTCACCATCTGGCACGCGCTGAGCGCCGGCGATGACGAGATCAAGTTGCTGGAGGACTATTACTTCAAGCGCATTAACCCGATCACCATTGGTGTGACCGTTTCGATGCGCGCCATCTCGCTGATGCGCATGCTCGGCTTCCAGCGGCTGGAGATTTTCGGCCTCGACTCATGCTGGCTCGACGGTGACCATCACGCCTACGAGCAGGCGGAAAACAATAACGAAAAGACCATGAGCGTGTGGTGTCGGCCGAAGGGGCGAGATGACCTGGCGCAACGCTTTGTCTGTTCGGTGTGGCAAGCCAAACAAGCAGAGGACTTTTTGCAGCTCGTTAAGGAACGTGGCGAGCTGTTTCAGTTGAACGTGCACGGTCCTGGACTCATTGCGACAATGATCCGCACTGGCGCGGAACTGGAAATAGAGGAGAAATAAAATGGCAGTCGGCGCGTGGACCTTTTATAACAAGTTCAAACGAAACCTTGGCCAAGCATTCCCGATCAATCTGGGGAGCGGCAACTTCCGCATCGCGCTCTACACATCGGCATCGAATGCCGCGACGGCAACGTTGTCGATCATTTCGAGCGTCACCGGTGAAGTGACCGAGGCGAACGGCTATTCGTCATCGGGCAAGGCATTGGCGTCGAAGACTTGGACGGCCGGTGCATCGGGCGGGCAAATGCGGTTCAATGCGGCGGCCACCGTGTGGACCGGCACCGGCGGCACCATTTCGAACATCAAGTTTGCCGTGATCTGGGCCTCTGGTGCTTCGGCTATTGCCCGCAAACTGGTGTGCTATAGCCAGCTTTCAACGGCGCAGTTCAACTTGACGATCAACAACACGTTGACGATCACGCCGGCGGCGACGGGCATCTTCAATTTGGCAGGCTGACCATGCAAGAAAAACAATCGGCACAAGGCCGTGAGGTTGTGCACGATGAGGCTGCGCTTTGCATCAAGACCGAGCCGCCCAAACTGCGCGTCAAACCGAAGCCTGATGCACCGATGGTGATATCGCCACCGACGGCTACATTCGGAGTTGGGTGAATGGCTTATTATGACACGCTCATAGCGGCATGGAATAATCCGACGCAGCCGCCGCCCGGCGTTGTCGGCACCGGACTTAATCCGGCTTGGAGCACGTCGCAGAAGGTGACGACCGTCAATGGATGGAAGGTCGCGCCTGCGGCGCAGCCGATGCTGATCCCAACCTACAAGCTGTATAACTGTTTAGTCGCGTCGGAATGGGCAGCACTGACCGATGTGCAGCGGCAGAACGTGCGCGACATCTTCATGCTTGGCACGACTGACGGATCGGTCGGCACGGCAACACGCACGACATTGCTATCAACGTTTGGCGCCGGATCACAGACGCGGAATAATCTTATCGCACTGACAACACAATTTGACACTCCGGGCAATGTCGATTGGTGTTTTACCAACGGCTATCCGAGCCACGGCACAGATGGACCCGGCAACCTTTCAACCTCGGACGCGGCGAACGCGGGGCTAGTCTGATGGCAACAGAAAAATGGATCGCTGGCTCTGGCGTAGGCTTTACCTGGACCACGCTGATGTCCACGGAATTAAATTCCATTGCATCAGGTAACGCGATCTTGGGCGGCGCGGCGGTAACCAACCAGACCGCGCTGGATATTTTCTGCGACTTCTCACTGGTGCTGGCGAGTGCGGTGTTCGTTGCTCCCAACTTTATAGGAATTTATCTTTATCCCCTAAACGATGATGCTTCGAGTTATGGAGATTCGCGTTTCGGCTCATCCGCCGCGGGACCACCACCATCGAATTATTCCGTTGGCACCATCGGCATCGTAGCGGCAA